AATTGCTGAAGCATTAGGCATTGTTGAGGAGATTGTATAATGATGGTTATAGAAGACGGTCCTTTGGCATCTGCTTTTCATAGGGATACCAAGGGTGTAGTAAAACAGGAATTTATCACATACGTTGTAAAAAATAATCAACTTGTAAAAGAAACTGTGGTAAGAAAGTTTTCAGCAGGTGGTGATTATACAGACAGCACTTTTTTTGAGCCGTTGATAGAGGTGAAAGCAAATGAAACTGTTTAACAGAAAAGACACTAGACCACATTGGGAAGTAATGGCCGATGACGGAATGAACAAATTTTTAAAGTTTGTTATATTTTGTATCTTTACATATGGTGCTTTTCATGTTATAATAGCATTATATGATAGGTTTATTTAATGGACGAAAAGAAATATTATTACTCTGAAATATTTTACAGTATACAAGGTGAAGGACACTATACTGGTGTGCCGACAGCTTGGATACGTTTCTTCTTATGTAATTTACAATGTAATGGATTTGGACAAATAGATCCTACAAATCCAGATACTTATGAATTGCCGTTTGAAGATTTTGATGTAGACTCTGTAAAAAGGGTTGAAGACTTACCTGTATGGGAAAAGGGTTGTGATAGTTCTTACACTTGGGCAAAGAAGTTTAAAAAGCTGATGGGATATGAAACTCCAACTGTACTTGCAAATAAAATTGTAAAAGGTATCACAAATGACAGCAATCCAACAGGAAAGTTTTTACATCCTGTAAGTAAGTTTCATCAACATCTTTGCTTTACAGGTGGCGAGCCTTTAATGGTAACAGGACAACAGGCAGTGGTTGGTATATACAACGAACTTAAAAAACAAGATAACTTGCCAGGATCGATGACGTTTGAAACTAACGGAACACAAAAACTAAGAGAGCCTTTTTTAGAATGGGCTAAATCTATTGACACAGAAATATTTTTCAGTTGTAGTCCTAAACTGTTTACTGTATCAGGTGAAAAGCCTGAAAAGGCAATAAAGCCTGAGATTGTTGCTGAATACTTACAAGCATCTACAAAAGGTCAACTTAAATTTGTAGTAGGAAGTAAGCAACGTGAATGGGATGAAATGGAAGAAGCAGTTGAAAAATTTAGAAGTGCTGGAGTTGATTGGCCAGTATGGATTATGCCTACAGGTGCAAGAGAAGAAGAGCAAACGGCAACTGCTGGATCTGTGGCACAAAAAGCATTTCAAAGAGGATATAATGTTGCGGCAAGAGTACATGTTTATCTATTTGGTAATGCAATCGGAACGTAAGAAAGGAAAGATATGAACTGGGAAAAAATAAAACAAACACTTGGTGTTACTCCTAAAATAGTTGAAGAACCCAAGAAACTATCTCCAGAAGAAGAACGTAAGGCAGTGATGGCTAAAGAAAAAGAAGAAGCTACTGCTAAAGGTGAACCTTGGGTAGGTGTATTAGATACTAAGGTAAATCCTGAAAATATTAGAAACGGATTTTTTGAACTTGATTGGAACAATGAATTTGTTGAAAAGCTAATGGATGCAGGATATTCTGGAGAAACTGCTGAAGAAGTTGTAGATGGTTGGTTTAAAACAATAGCTAGACAGATATTGGAAGATGAAGGACTTGACACAGACAGAAATTCAGGGTATATTAATACTAGTAAACTTGATAAAGACAAAAGTGAAGTAAAATGACATATATCTTAGTAGACACGGCAAATACATTTTTTAGAGCAAGACATGTAGTTAGAGGTGACTTGGACACTAAAATTGGAATGGCTTTTCATATTACATTAGGTAGCATAAGAAAAGCATGGCATGACTTTGAAGGTGCCCATGTTGTGTTCTGCTTGGAAGGACGTAGTTGGCGTAAAGACTATTATGAGCCTTACAAAAGAAATAGAAGTGATGCTCGTGCGGCACAGACTGAAAAACAACAAGAAGAAGACAAAGTATTCTGGGAAATGTTTGATGAGTGGAAAGACTTTGTTACAAATAAAACAAATTGTAGTGTTCTACATCATCCTCATTTAGAAGCAGATGATCTTATTGCAGGTTGGGTACAAGCACACCCTAATGATAATCATGTCATCATATCAACCGATGGTGACTTTGCACAACTAATTGCACCTAATGTGAAACAATACAATGGTGTAAGCAATACTATCATTACACACGAAGGTTACTTTGACGATAAAAAGAAAACCCCTGTAATAGATAAAAAAACAGGGCAACCTAAACTTGCACCTAATCCTGAGTTTATGTTATTTGAAAAGTGTATGCGAGGCGACACAAGCGATAACGTATTCAGTGCATATCCAGGTGTAAGAACAAAAGGCACAAAAAACAAGGTTGGCTTGATAGAAGCATTTGAAGATAAAGAGTCAAAAGGATTTAATTGGAATAACATGATGTTGCAAAGATGGGTAGATCATGAAGGTAATGAACATAGAGTACTAGATGACTATAAGAGAAATGTAGTATTATGCGATTTATCTGCACAACCTGGCAACATAAGATCTATAATAAATGATGTAATTGAAGATGCAATGGAACCTAAAAAGGTTTCACAGGTAGGATTACACTTAATGAAATTCTGTGCAAAACACGATATGCAGAGAATTGCAGACAATGTTCAACAGTATGCGGAGGCACTTAACGCCAAGTATGCATAAAGGAGGCAAAATGCAAATAAAAGCAAAACCAATACTTAAAAATAAGTTTTGGATCATTGAATCAGGCGGAGAGAGAATTGGTACTCTTTCTAAACAAGAAGATAAAAGATACATGTATAGTTGTGCAACTGGTACAGAATATTTTGCTGATACAAAATCTTTCAATAGTTTTATAGGTGGAGTAAGTTGGGATAAGGCTTCGATTACAGATGGGACAATTTTAAATAAAGAAATACATGGTTTTTCTACTTCTACAACACCTTATAATGTAATGTACAATGTACAAAAGAAATTGCCGTTGTTTACAAAGAGCAAGAAATCAAAAAGTTTATATTGTGCAGGTTACTACATAATAAGATTCGATAAAGGATGGGTTAGAAGTTTTTGTCCTAAATTAGTAACACTAGAAAAATATCCTTTTAAAGGACCTTTTAAAACAGAATTTACAATGAGGCAGGAGTTATCAGATGCAAACAAAAGATCCGATTAACACTATTCCTATCCAACAATTTATCCAGCAAGTAAAGACAGCAGATGCAGGTAATATTAAAGAAATAAAGATTCCAACTGCACAGGCTAAAGCACTAATGTTTTCCTTATCCACAGTAATGGCTAACCAGGCAGGAAGACTAGAACAATTAATAGTAGATAATAAATCTAGTGGCGACGAAACTGTTACAATAAACATGGACGGTGGTAGTAGTTGGAAGTAAAACACTAGTTTAACTTACAAAAAGAGATAAATATATGTGTAGTTAATAAAAGGATTACACATATGAGCAGACCAAAGCCAACAGTAATTTTAGAAAATGTAGACAAGGCAACCTATAAGTGCGAACAGGTGTTAAAAGCTGAAGCAATATGGGCCGTATTTTATCAAGAAGCACCATTTAATCTTAAAACGTCAAATGCAATTACACAATACCCAGGACCGAAATATAAAAAAGTTTCATTTTCAAATCCAGGACATGCACATAATCTAGCAAAGAAATTAAACGAAATGTTTAAAACAAAAGACTTTGCAGTTTTTAAATTGACACAAGGTGAATTGGTGCATGATGAATGAACTGGAAAGAAACATATACTAAAATCTTCCTAAAACAATCTAATATTGCAATAAGTGAAGCAACATTAAAACAATATATGCCTCTCTGGTGGCAAAATACTAGAGATAAATCCGAAGGGGGATTACGACTTACTGATATAGGTTATGACTTTTGCATAGAAAAATTAGACTTGCAATTTTATGAAGTTCCTTTTCCTAGAGATTTGGTAATGACTACCCAAACTATAATATTTTTGGACAAGTTCATCAATTGTCCATACTACCTTACTCCAAGAGGTATACATGTAACGGACGAAAAGAAGTCAATGGAACTGCATCTTTTTTCCGGTGATCTTAGAAAATATGGTTTAATTAAAGCAATAGAACGCCAAAAAAAATAATATTTTGGTAAAAAAGAGGTTGACTTATGTTCAAGAGATGCTATACTGTATACATAGTTAGAAATTAGGCACTGACAACTAAAAGGAGTACAACATGGCAGATAATATAGCACTAAGAACTGTAAGCCCGAATCAAGCTAAAAATAGCATTCGTAGGGCATTCAAGAAGAAAAGACCAATTTTTATATGGGGACCTCCAGGCATTGGTAAGTCTGAGATTGTTCATCAGATTGGTTCTGAGATCAAAAAATCACTAGTAATAGATATTAGACTATCACTTTGGGAACCTACAGACATTAAAGGTATACCATATTTTGATAGTAATTCAAATACAATGG